TAACGCTTGATACCCAAAAGCATCATTTGTTCCTGAAGTAAGAGATTGTAATGCTTGTTGCCCTATCGCTATACTTCCATCAGCCCCAGATGTCATTGCACCTTGAGCAGTAAATTTACCTATAGCAACCACACCATCAGCCGAATTACTAGCATTATCCATACTGGTTTGACCAATAGCAATATTATTATTTCCAGTAAGTGATTCTCCAGCTTGTTGTCCTATTGCTATATTATGGTCAGTTGTACTAGCATTTACTGATTGCATAGCTTCAAAACCTATTGCAATATTATAATTTTCACCACTATCAGCAGATGCTAAAGCAGAAAATCCAATAGCAACATTTGCTATGTTATCTGTTGCAGAAGATAATGCACTTGAACCTATGGCAATATTTCTAATCCCATCAGTAAGAGCCAATAGTGCATTTTTACCAATACCAACATTATCTGCTCCGTCATTTGCTTCGCTTGAATTACCTTTTAATGCTTGATAACCTATGCCAACATTACTAGCTCCATCATCCATATATAAACCAGCATAAGAACCAAGATAAGTATTAAATGATGGTGTTGCTCCACCAGCTACCATATTCGCACCAGCTTGATATCCCAAAGTAGTGTTATCTGTACCACTTACTAAATCTTTTGAGGCTTCAAATCCTATGGCAGTATTTCTAGCACCTGAAGTAAGTGCAGTAAGAGCAGAATGCCCTATTGCCACTGCACCATTCATTGGGTTTGTACCAGTAGAATTAAGAGCGTTGTTACCTATTGCTATATTAAACTCAAAGCTACCTGATGATGGTTGACCACCAGTCATAGTATTTTGACCTATAGCAATATTATGATTTGTATATTGACTACCACTAGAACCTTTTGCAACTGCACTCATTGCCCCAGCTCCAATAGCAACATTTCCTGACTCTGTTGTTAATGCTTTAGCTGAATCTGCACCGATTAAGACATTTGCTCCACCAGTTAATAAAGCAAGACCAGCATTTGAACCCATAATAGTATTGTTATTTGCTGCACCTTCTAAAACTGCTCCAGCATTTGCTCCTATAGCAGTATTATGAGAGCCAGTAATTCCAGCACTAGCATTACCACCCAAAGCATCATAACCTAGTGCGGTATTATTATCTCCAGTTGTAACCCCTAATCCAGCATCGAAACCAATTAAAGTTGATTTTTCAGCATCTGATATAGAAAATCCTGCTCTATAACCTACCGCAGTGCTTCCCGAAGCAGTAGTTGTTGATGTCAAAGCCTGATAGCCAACTGCGGTATTATTACTATGAGAGTTTCCACTTACACCAGCTAATGCAGAATGTCCTACTGCGGTATTATATTGTCCAGTAACATTATGATATGATGCTACATTTCCTATAGCGGTGTTATAACTTACTGTATATGCTGAACTAAAATTTTGTGAATTTAGTGCATTTAAACCTACTCCTACACTACCAGCTCCACGAGTATCTGACTGACCAGCTCGTTTTCCTATCAAAACATTCTCACCACCATCATTCATTGATTTTGCAACTTCCCAACCAATGACAGTATTGCCATTAGCATTCCCTGAAGATTTTAATGCTTGATTACCAATAGCTATACTCTGACCGCCAGTAAGTGTTTTACCTGCTTCATAACCTATAGCAAGATTTTCATCGTGAGTAGTAGATGTAGATAAAGCGTGATGCCCAATAGCAATATTTTTATCTCCAGTTGTTATTGCAGTTAAAGCACTTGAACCAATCGCTATGTTACTAACTCCCTCGCTTATTGAAAGCATTGCTACATCGCCTACTGCGGTATTATCAGAACCTGTTGTTATATTTTGTAATGCTTGAACACCAATTCCAATATTTTTAGAAGCAGTTTTAGTCCCACTTGATGCTCCAAGCATAGCCGCACTTCCAATAGCAACATTACTATCATTAGCCGCATTATTTAATTGCCTACCAGCAGTATTACCAATATAAACATTATTAGCAGACCCTGAAACAAGATTTTCACCCGCTTTGTAACCAAAGAGGGTATTAGCTGTACCAGCATCATTATTATTAAGACTAATGCGAGAGTCGAGGTCAAGAATTAATTTAGCACTAGCAACTTGAAAAGTCATTTTGTCGCCATCGTGATTATATCTTATGCCACCTCTTGAGCTATCGTCTGCATCTCCAAAAAATACGCCTGTTTCTTTATCGGCTGGTGATTTTATAGTAATTCCAGCGTGGTCGCTATTTTCAATTACAAGTTCATCTGCTTGATTAAATATTGCACTAGAACCACCAGCAGAACCTGAATAAATGTGAGCTTTACCACTAGGCGAGGTTGTGCCTATTCCAAAATTTTGCCCATTATTTATGTAAGATGCTGTACCAGTATGAAAGAGAAAATCTGCATTACCAGCAGTGTCTCGC